GACGTAAGAACTAGGATTAAAAGTATAAGAAAAGCTCTTCCTAGTTTTTCAAGTTTTCCAGAGTCTTTGCAAGATGCTATTTTTAGTGAGCATTACAGGGGGTCTATTATGCAAAGCCCCAATACAAGACGATTGATAAACGAAGGAAAATACAGAGAAGCTGCTGATGAGTTCTTGGACAACGATCAGTACAGAACTGCTGAAGCTGACGGAATACCTGGGATTCGTCCTAGAATGGAAAGAGTTTCTAGGGAACTAATTAAATTTTCAAATGCCCAACGATAACGATGTTGTTTTTTTATCGAAGTACGAGCACTTTGCTCGTTTTATAAAAGATATAAAGGATCGAAGAGAGTCTAGTATATCTAGACTAAGATCCGCTTCACAAGAAGAAGTAATGCAGATCTCTGGAGAGATTTGTGCGTACGATGATGTACTTCAGGACTCAGATTCAGATAATTTATTAAAAAAATGGTCTGATCATGTCTAAGATGTAAGTTTCCGTGCTATAATCACGCCCTCGCCATCGCTAGGCGTAATAGCGGAAACAGCATATACACATGAGTGAAGTTATCGAGGCGGTCGCTGATGCCTCTCAAGATACAGCGGAAAATACTAATATATCCGCGTCTGAGTTCGAGCTTAGACGTGCCAGGCAGATGGAGGATTTAGTTCCTTCGGAGTCTGAACCAGAGGCCGAAGATGCGTCTATTTCAGAAGATATTGAGATTGAGTCTCAGTCTAATGAAGAAGAGGTTTCCGAGGGTAATGAAGATGTTCTTTCAAATATCGACTTAGAAAATCTTTCTGAGGAGCAGATTAAACACCTTTCTGAGGCTCTTTCTAGCCGAGCTGTTGACCGTTTTGGTAAACTAACAGCTAGAGCTAAAGCTGCCGAGGAGAAGGCTCAAACACTTGAGGAAAGTTTAAAGGCTCAACAGGACGAAATTCTATCTTCTAAATCTGATATTGTTGATAACCCGTACTCTGACCTGAATACCATGAAGGATATTCAGAGCAAGGCGAAGGAAATCAATGATGTTATTGATTGGGCAGAAGAAGTGTTGTTCGACTCTGATGACTATAGTGCACATGACATGGTTACAGAGGCTGATGGAAAATCCATGACTAAAGCTGAGGTGCGTGAAGCCCTTAAGCAAGCAAGGAAATCCAGAGACAAGTTTCTACCTGACCAATTTCAGAAGGTGAAGAAAACGGAAAACGCTGTAGCGTTACGCCAAGAGTACGGTCAAAAAGCTTTAAAGGAATTTAAGTGGTTAGGCGACAAAGATAGTGAACAGACTAAACAGTTTGTGCAACTAGCTAGTCAGCCTGCTCTACAAAAAGCCTACGAACAAAGCCCTGATCTTAGTTGGCAAATCCCGTATCTATTAGCTCATTCAGTTGATAATATGTTCGGGGGAGATGCTAAAAAATCACCTAAAGGTGCTGGCCAAGCGTTTAAGCCGTCTCCACCTAAAAGCCCTTCGTTGGGCGGTGCTAAGTCCGATAAATCTGAAAGCAATTCTTCAAAAGCCCTAAAGGATCTTTCGTCTAGGTTCAGAGAGTCTGGAAACAAAGATGACTTCCAGAAACTGAGAGAAGCGCGATGGTCGCGTAATCTCAACTAACCTGAATACATAAAATGTCACTATCAAATACATACGACACAACTAGTCCAGGTTCGGCTGCTTCCAATAGAGAAGATCTTAGCGATGTGCTAACTATCTTGGCTCCTGAAGAAACGCCCGTCCTGTCCTCGTTATCAAAAACTCGTGCATCTGGCACGATCCACGAATGGACTGTAGACTCTCTCGCTTCTCCCAGAACTACTGGGATTGCTGAAGGAGCTGACGTAACCACTTTCACTGACCAGTTCAGTGGCCGCGCACGTCTTGCAAATAACACCCAAAAGTTCCGTCGGGACTACATGGTTAGCGACCTCCAAGAGGCTGTTGATTCTGTTGGCCCTGCTAAAGTTGCTCAAGCTGAAGCTAAGGCAGTTCGCGAACTAAAGCGTGATATTGAAGCTACCTTGCTTTCGAACAACGATCTAGACACTGAAGACGGAGCTGGTTCTGTTTACAAGCTACGTGGCTTGGGTGACTGGATTGATTCCGCTGGACCTGCTGAAGTTCCCGCATCTTACCGTACGCCTGCTGGTAGCATTCATGCTGCTGGTGCGTTCACGGAAACTGCGATGAACAACATCATCACTTCTATCTATCGCGTTAGTGGGAACACGAACTCGTTGACGTTGATTGCAGATACTGCTCTTCGTCGGATCATCAGCGACTTTGCTCGCACTGGTGTAGATGGAAACGCCGCTAACGAAGGTGTTCGTAGCGTTAACTACAACGGCGAATCCGCTAAGATTAAGTTGAGCGTTGAGCTTTACCAGTCCGATCACGGTATCGTTTCTGTTGTGAACATGAACCCTGATTGCGCTCCTGATACTGCTGCGCAGGATACTGGCTATTTTGTCAATCCTGAGTACGCTGGTATCGCAGAGCTAATCCCAATGGGCAGTTCTCGTCTACCTAATCAAGGTGGCGGCGAACGTGGATACGTTGATTGTGCGCTTACGCTCGCAGTTTTCCATCCTGGTGCTCATGGTAAAATCACCGCAATCGCATAAGGAGGTACGTTATTATGGCTATCGAATTAAAGAAAATTGGTGACATCCCAACATTATCCTTGGGATACACTCACGAAGTATCATTTGATGCTTCAGAGTTGTCTGCCTCAACAGGATCACAAACAACTGCCGTTCAAGTTGGTGGTTCAGCTATGGCTGGACTTATTCTTAACGCAGCAATTATTGTTGAAGAACTGGTAACAGCTAGTGTTAGCACAGGTAGTGCTATCAGTGATGCTACCATTTCATTTGGTGATAATGGAGACGACGACGGCTTTGTTGCTGCGGTCAATTGCTTCACAGGCGATGACGCAAGCGAAGGCAGTATCTTTGCTAACACTGGTGCTTTGATTGCTGGTGCAGCAACCTACGGTCACGTTGTTAGCTCTGTAGTTATTGATTCTACTGGAACTGGAAATGGTTTTGGTAACGCTAGCAAGGGTAAGTTTAAGCTACTTGTAGCTTACTACCCAACTGCTGGTGAAAAGTTTAGTGGTTAATACCTTTTTATAGTATTTCAAAGGGAGGTTGGGCCAATCCTGGCCTCCCTTTTTTTATTTATGAATATAATTACATCTCTTCCAAGGTACAGCGACGGAGAAATAAATCGAGCGTTCATGCGTGAGATTAGGACTGGACTGAAGTTCGAAAAAGAAACCGAAAAAGCTCGAACAGACATCGCCAGAAAAGAGTCCGCAGAACTTAAAGGCAAGGAACATCCTGTTCTAGGAAAGCCAGTGGCAGTAATGCCAGCAAGAGAGTTCTTTAGGCTGACAAAGAAGTACGGGAACGACACCGTGCATTCTAAAGAATTTATACAAGATTATAACAAGAGGTTCAAGGATCTCTCACCCAATAACGCGTAATGCAGGATAAAGCTAATAAAGACTTGTATGATCTAATATCCGCTCTGTCGGGTACATCAGATTTTACCACTGCTGAAAATGCTCATCTATTAGCTTTAGCAAACAGGCGGATGTACGAAGCGTACAACCGTACCCCGTACTGGGCCAGGTATTTAATATCTGCTGAACCACGTACCATCGAGAACCAAATATGTCCATTCACCCAAGACGGGTATTACGTGTTTGGTGCAGGAACTGATGGCGTTAATGGACTGTACAAGCTCAACGGAACAGAGAACGGTCAATCGGCGTACACGTACTACGACACCACTGACATATCCGCTACATCTATAGAGAACGGAACCGTGTACCAAATAGAGTACGCTGGGTCTTCGGACTTTACTTCAATTGGTGCAGGAAGCAATGACGCTGGAACTATTTTTACGGCATCAGCATCCACTACAGGAACAGGTAAGGTCAAAACTGCTGCATTCAGCCTAATCAGGAATAGCGGAAGTGCTTGGATAATTATAGAAGGTTTTCCGA